AGACTAGCCCGCATAGCAGCGGGTTCAGCTATATCCCGCGCTGCCTGCGCACCACTGCCAAACATTGAATTAAGCCAACTGGGATCATTGGAGAAGTTCTTAACGGTATTGGCGAGGCCGGAGCCTAAACCAGCTATTCCCCCTGCGGCCAGAGTTGCAGCCAGTTGACCACCAGCACCGGCACCTGATTGCTTAGCCAGTTCTCCACCTAATGCGCCACTGGTAGCCACTGCGGCCTGCGTGCCTAGACCTGCAGGAAACAATGGTGCGGTCATTACAGTAGAAGCTAATGCCCGTTCTATAGCCCCGCCATAAACACCACCGGGGGATTCTGTATCGCTGGCCAGTGAATAGGCATCTGACAATTGGCCAGCAGTCTGACTACCCTGACTATAATTAGGCTGGTAATCGGTAGGTGGGGCCAGGGTTCCAGCCCCTTGTCTGGCGAAACTCTGCAGTGCTGCCTTAGGCAACATAGCTGCAGTATCGAATAGGCCACCTGCAGCCGTGCCGATATTGCGAATCAGATTAGTGGTAAATCGTTCCGGCGCATTGCCTATGGAAACTGGAGGTGGTGCTTCTGCAGAAGATGATTTAGAGGCTTCTGATTTGACTCGCGCCAGTACTTCATCCTGAGTGGCCTCATCAGGTGCTGTAACCTCATAAGTCTTGCCATCAGGCCCGCTTATTTCGTACTGTTTGGACACTACTTGACCTTGATAGTCCAACCGTCATTGCTGGGAGTGTTATCAGGGCCATTGTTCTCGGGATAATATTTCTCCAGCACCGACCTGACATTCTGATCAGGCACAAAACGGTCGCGGAAATCATTGTCATAGACTGCGGTCTTATACTGATTCTCAAGACCATGAATCTGCCGGGCCATAAGCTTACGAGTAGCTTCTGCAGCACCGGCTACCTGCTCTGGAGATTTAATCGGACTCCAGTGACTGGCAGTCTCTGCTCGTTCTGCAGCAGCACCGGCACCAGGCACCACTGAACGGGTAGCCTCAGAACCGACATACTGTGCGACTGTCTCAAAGTTAGTCCAGTCAGGCACTCCCAATTCATCTGCAAGTGCTTTCTGCAGTCTGTTTGCAACCACCAGATCACCAGCCTTACGGGCGGTAGCAATACCCTCCAACTGATCAATGTGACTAATGGTATTGGCAATGAACCGATTGGTATTTCCCAGCGGACCTGAAGTCATATTCAGTTCCATTTTCTGGCGCTGCGGCTGGGTATCCTGACCTACCTTAGGATTAATTCGCTTGGCCTCATTGATAACATCAATGGCCTGTTGTGAATAAACTCCATTGCGGCCCGGTCGCGGATATTGCAGAAGGCCTTTAGCAACCTGTTCGCCCAGTGTCTGGGTAGCAGAAACACTGGAAGGCATCGTGATGTTATTAACAGAATGTGAAGCCGGTGCGCGTGCAAAAGGATGCTGGTGAGTGGGATCTGCCAATGCATCTTCAGGTGTGGCATAGGTCAGCACTTCGTTGCCTACTTCCAGCTTGGTCAGTTTCGGCTCACCCTTGGTCAAGGGCTTCACATAGGGTTCACCAATCATCTGTCCATTGGCATCACGGGTGGGCATGTGAACCACCGAGAAGCCATCTTTCTCATTGCCGATAATCTTGGGTTCCGGATTATAGAAATCCGAGATAGCTTTATGCCGCTCCAGCATATGCATAGCAAAGTCCTGTTGTGCCATTGCCTGCTGTTGCGGAATAGCATCAACCTTGGCTTTCTCCAGTTGCAATTGCAGCTTGTCCTGCTCATAGGCCATCTGCATAGCCCGGCCCTGCATATAAGCCGAGACCGGAGTGGCCAGTACCTGGTGGGCAGGAATATCCAGAAAGTCAGCCATATAAGCTCCTACGGACCCGATCCGAAGTAACTGCCGGCGGCCTTGCCAATCTCATTAATAGCATTGCTCCAGGCATTGCCCACACCCAGTTGTCCGGATCCTCTGGTCATACCGGCACCGGCATAGCCCTGCGCGGCGTTGCTAACCAGTTGTGCTGACGTTCCAGCAGCGGGGTTGGACTGCTGACCGAAACCGGCAATCTTGCTCAGTCGGTCAAAGACATTGCCATATTCAGCACTGGCGAGTTCACCGGAGCGCTGCATAGCGGTCTGGGCAAATCCTCCGGAGAGTAATCCACCGCGTGCTGCCGCATTATTTTCCAGCATGCGCATTTGTTCACTCTGGCGGAATTGATAGCCCGGATCCATTTGCCAATTGTAGGCAGGCTTATTGGCGAGGATTGAGGATCCATAGCCCATGCTGGGATCCAATAAGCCATTGACTCCAGTTGCACCATTACCACCGGTTACGGATTGGGCATGTGGCCCACTGGGATTACCGCCAGTATTGGGATAATTCCCACCGGCTCCTCCTGCTGCCCCTCCCGGCATACCCGGAATAGTGGAACGGCTAAGCCCCGCCATATCCATCAGGCCTGCAAGGGCGGTATAGCCAGCCTCACGATAAGGTGCGCCTTGAGCTGCAGTAGCGCCCCAGAGATCGCGGGCAAACTTGTCCTGCAGGTTAGCGCCATAAATCTGCGCATTGGCTGCAGTATTGGCAGCTCCGGAAGCACTATTGGAATTAAGTATTCCACCCAGTAATCCCGAGCCACCCTGGATAAGTGCAGGTAGCAATTTTGCCCAGTCAATTCCGCCACCAGTGGTCCCGCCGGTAGTTCCTGACCCTCCTCCAACAGCGCTGCTAATCAGTGAACCTAAATCACTGCCATAACCACTGCCATTAAATCCACCGGGGCTATCGCCACCGTTAGCACCACTGAGCAGATTATCCAGCCAGGAATTACCATAGCCGCCTGAGTTAGGATCATTGTTGGCCAGCACCGTACCAGTACCCACCGGGGTATTCTGGTCAGCACTGGATCCAAAAAGGTTATCCAGAAATCCTCCGGATCCATAAGCCATATTCGATCCTCCACCCGTCGTAGCGGGCATTCCCTGCCCAGCCGTCGAAGTTCCTGAATTCAGATAATTAGTCAGCAGACCACCTACTGCACCAGCACCGGCACTGATAAGTCCGCCGGTATTTACATCATGGCCGGTGGCAATATTGCCGAGTTGACCGCCTATAGCACTACCTAATCCAGAACCTATATTAGTTCCAGTCGTGCCGCCAATAGCTCCACCAGCCTTACCACCCGCATAACCACCGGCCAGACTGCCTGCAGTAGTAGCGGCAACCTGGCCCCAGTCCACCTTATTACCGGTAATAGCCTGACCACCTGCAGCACCTGCAGCGCTTCCTGCAGCCCTGCCTATCGCTGCGCCGGTTGCACCTCCAGCAGCACCACCAGCAGCACCACCAGCAGCACCGCCCAGCATGCCTAATGCAGAAGTGGCAATTCCCGTCCACTTATTGGGCTGCGAGGATTTAATATTTTCAATAGCCTGTTTGACGCGAGGATCCTGAGATCCCAAGGCATATAGATCAAACTGCGTAGAACCAGGAGCGCCCTGGAAATGTGATTGGGTCAGGGCCTCAGTTTTTCCGGTAGTAGGATTGACCCAGGTTGCTCCAGTTGGAACGGTAGGAATTGAAGAACGGCGATAGATATTGCCAGTCTCCGGATCCTTGATGAAACTGGAACTAAGACCATATTTAGCCAGGCTTTGCTGGGAAGCAATTGACCACTGCCTGTTCTGGTCATTGGTCCGAGACTGACCCTGAGTCATCGTATCAAGCGTAGTTCCTTCTCCGGCCATTGCTCGCCCACCTGCGGAGCGAGTCTGTAAGCCAGACCAAGGCGTGAGATTATTGGTGGTATTGCTGGGAAGTGCAGGATCGTTCCATTTAATCCCGCCACGTGTTAATCCCAGCAAGCCATTGATCAGGCCAAAATAGCCTTTTGTTCCCGCATTAAGCGCGAACATATCAATGCCCATAAGCGCATTAGCAGCACCATTCTGTCCGGTGCCATGCTGGATGTTGTACCACTGGCTATTGCCAAATAGTCCCTGACCAATAGCATCATTAATAGAAAGACCATTGATATTGTTATTGTTGACAACAACCTGCCCACCCATAGTCGTCGGATTAAAGATACTGGCCATTAGCCGGTACTCACCAATCGCACTGCAAACCCGGTAATCAATACTGAATTGGTCACACTGGCGTAGGCCTTAACGATTAGCCCATTACGCAGGATCAGACCATCAGCCACTAAAGTTGTGGTATTGGCAGCCAAAGCGATAGCACTGACAAATTCATCATCCACTGCAGTAGTACCGCCCCACTGCAGGGTTAATGTCTTTGGCAGTGCTGTGGCATTAGTAGCCCATAAATGCAGTTCATCATATTGACCCGCAGTACTGATACAGGTATGGATCGTATCGCCAGGACTTGCTATAGCCGCAACCTTATGGGGCCGACCATCGGTAGAGCCGGTCAGGATAATGCGCGGACCTGAACTGGGACCTAACATCTGAATTAAGTGATCCTGTAATTCTCTGAGAAAGGCAGTCCAGCTTGCTTCACTATTGGGCTGCCGGGTAAGCCGGGGATTATTAACCAGTGCCACTGGCGTAATGCTTTACTGAGTTCTGGACATCAGGTGCGGCAGCGGTCTTGGCATAAAGTCCTCTAATGACTATCTTGGCAATAGCTGAAGTCTTGAACCTGAATGACCATTGGCGAGCCTGACCGAGCTGGAAAAACAGAATTCTCCAGGCCTCCATAGCATTCTTCATGGCTTGAGTAATAGCACCGGCGACCGTTAGATCCACCCCGATATGGCGGGTAAGCGCTGCACTCCAGGTCTGGCCGCCATTCTTTGACCATTCCATGGTAATCCGGTCATCAAAGTATTCGATAGCGGTATTACCTGCGGAGGCAGCAAAGGTAGTCGGTTCGGTGAAGGTAACCGGATTGGTGGTGGTATTTGTCACAGTTGCCAGATGAATGGTCCCATTGTCCAGTTGCAATGCCAGCGTACCGCCAGACTGGATAGTCGCCACACTGCTTAAGGTAACGGAAGTAGCACCACTGGTAATTGAACTGGAAACAGTCAAAGAACCGGAATAGGCAGTTCCCTGCGTTCCCTCCTCCATATCGAGCTGCATGGAAGTTATCCGCAATCTGTCCTGCTCACTATTCACATGATGACCGACTCTTTCCCGATTAATGACTGAGCCATTATCTGAATAGAAAGTGGGATTTAACTCATACAATTTTGCATTACTGGCAGAAGTCGCAATGAAGATAGGCCGTGAATTAGGCAATATTGCAGTCCCATAAAATCCGGGACATATAGCGGTAGCAACATGTGCGCCGCTAGATCCGCTACGCCACTGATGCCATTCCTGCATAGTAGCGTCATATACCCAGGTCTTTACCGCTCCTGGAAAAGTAATAACATAAAACTCATGTCCTGCGACCTGATAGGTCATTGCATATATTTTCTTCTGATTCTCAAATGATCCGTAGGTAGAGAATTGGTATTCAATCTGTGGAGTAGATACGTACTCCACCTGATAATTGCTGGCTAGTCGTGCCACACGTAAGGAGCCACGCTCATCATTGGCAAGCCACATAACCGTATTGCCACTACGCTGGATAGTCCAAGGCGCTAATGATCCGCATTGGATGAAGCCACCCTGATAGCGTTGATAGGGATTATTGGGATCACCAGAGTTGTACCAGATTTCAGTGGTCTGATAACCAATCAGGTAAATCTCCCGTCGATCTACATAGACTCCGGTCAGTGTATCTGGCGATCCTTCGGCAGTTGAGAATGAGAACGCCGTGATAGTAGAGAAGTCATAGAGATTGGTGTAGTAGAAACGGCCCGGATTATTCTGATCATCCAGCACTGCACGACCGTCAGAATAAGAAACAGTATTCGGAGCTACTGCAGAAGGTGCCACAATCTGCGAGAAAGCAGGCGCACCCACATAGGTGTAGTAATGCAATCTTGCGCCATCAGCAATCAGGATCTGCTTAGTCACTGGTCCTGAATGAACCATGCTTACCGGCCCGGTCGTAGTGGAAAACATAAGGCCGCCGTCTCTCACCGTCCAAACTGGCACACCAGTGGACATATCTATTTCATAGAAACGATTATTGACTACTGCAAATAGCAGATCACCGAAGCCAGGATTCAATAATCCCCTGATATTCAATGCCGGATTGGTAGCAGAGACTATTTCGTTATAGCCAGAAGTCCCTACCAGACAGATGCCATTAGCCGTAGTGGAATCCTTCTCCACCATAAGGTTAATACAGGTCTGCGGATTGGCATTGAGCGAGCGCCCGGTATAGGCACCCCCAATGAACGGGATAATCACCCTACTGAGCCTCTACGCCAAATGAGACCGGCGCGTTCTCAATATCACTGCTGGCAAACATCATGGCCTTCTTCTGTGCAGCCTTATTGGAAATCTGCGCACGGGTAGAAGGATCCACGCCATATTCAAAGGAAAGTTCTTCAGCCAATCCCCAGATCAGTGCATTAGACCATTCAGCAGGGAACTGCGGATTCTCTGTTGGATTATCTAAATCATCCGGATAGTGTTCAGTGATAAGAATAATCTTATCAACAGAGGTTGAATGTTTGGCAGGCCAGACTCGTACCACTGAGTGCAGTGCATTACTGGTCTGCTGGGTTATAAAGGATTCAAAGCAGACCTGGTTCGGTTCTCCACTGGAGGTCTTCTGGGTCAGCCGCTCATAGTCATTGCGACCAATAAGCTGTATCTCATTATCAATGCCATCGGTGTTGCTGCGAATAGCCTGTAGGCAACGTACCGGCCGGCTGGTCTTGACCAGAAAACTATAGATCCGGGAACCAGAGGCGGCAGTCCGGCCAGCGGGGATTCCAGAGGTCAGGGTAATCTGGTTAGAGACACCCACCGCACTAGCCGTAGTCCACCACATAGTGGAATCATCCAGCCGTATTCCTATCTGGTCACTGGCAGCCGGCTTATTGGCGCTCTTTCTATTGGCATCTATCCAGTTTGCATCGGTAACGGATACCACTGTAGCCGCTGCTGCCAGATCCGCAGTGATAGTGTTTTCTTTATGTTCAGTATCGGCATAAGCCTTATGCCAGATGCGATTGGTTGTATCGTTAGTGGGATTAGGTCCCAGCCAATAGTAGGGTTGGCCGTAATTGAGAATCAGGATAGTCTTCTGGCGAAGCCAGATTGCCAGCCCTTCTCCCGCCCACTCTTTTATCAGAGCATTAAGGGCAGTGGCGGCATTGGTGAGTTCCTGGGCGGGAATGCCATCAGCAGCATCATAGACTGCGATCTTACGCAGTGCAGCCGATATTACATCGTCCCGTGTAACACTCCAGGTCTTGTCGCCTGAGAAAGCCACATATCAACCCCAGGTTACTTCCATGGTAATTGCCGCAGATGCTGTAATCTGGATATCGGCAATGCCCATGCATTGGAATAATAGGAATGCTGTGGCTGCATTAGCCAGGGTGACTGGTGTTCCAACCGTCCTTACCAAGGGCGAAAGGGGAGTGGAGTAATCACCGGCAATGCTGGCAATAGTGGTAAAGGCAGTGCTATGCCCGCAGCGCACTCCCACAGTAAATGTAGTCAGCGCACCGCCGCTATTATTGCTGACCTGAATTCCCAGAAACTGAATCGGGGTACTGTCGGTATTGACAATAAAAGAGGTTGCCGCCGGACTGAAGGTGACATTACTGGTGGACATGATTAGACGCGGCCTGCGGTATTGCCTGCAGTTGTCTGCAAAGTAGCAGATGCGAAATATAGATAATCCACATTGAGAGTTTCAATTTCCGCAGCGCCTGCCTTGTGCTGGATAAATGCAGAAATACCAGCAGCCATATTGGAAAGACCGGTTGAAGTTCCTACCTGAGTATCATTCACATAAACCGTGGTCACATTATTGTGATAGCGAGCCACAATTTTCCAGCGCGTAGTAAGTGCAACTGAGGCAGCAGCTACGCAGGTAATCTGTGTTTGTAGCACCCCAGACCGATAATTAATGAATTCAATGACATTAGAACCGACTGCTTTTCTGACGTAAATTCCATTGGTGGGAGTGGCGCTCGCCATATCGCCAGCCGTACCGGCAGTATTAACCGTAGCACCAGTAGCAAAGCCTATTGCCAGACCCTGCAGAACATTAGTTGCTATGCCAAAAGCACAGCCAAAGATCCAGTCCGCACTAATAGGCGCAATCTGCGTAACCAAGGTATTGGCTACTCTGGGAGTCAGGAAAAGCGTTGTCTTATCATTATTTGTGGCTGGACTAAGTATATCTATAGATCCCAGACCATTATTAGCACTGGTACCACCAAGCCCAGCAGTACCAGTGGTATCAGCCAGTGTCGTCCAACCAGCAAACTTATCAAAGTCATCATGCCAGACCGACCAACCCGATAACTGCGGCCATGGCGTAGGAGCCATCCACAATGAATTGCGGTCGGTATAAAGATTGAGAGTTTTCGGAAAACGAGTAGGCATTTAACACTCCACCTTATCGGCAGGCACCTAAAGCGCCAGAGTGATTACAAATCAGTTACGGGGCATTCGATCCGTACAAACCCCGCGGATCCGTCCATCCGCAGCTAAAGCGCATATAGGCCTTGGCCTTGGCATTGTCGGTATCGAAATCGGTATCCTTCTTGAAAGAAACCGGCTCCCGATCAAACCAGATCATACCGCGCGGTGCATTGGTACGGACAAACCAGTAATTGGTATTGGTGAAGTAGTGACTGACCAGGACTTCAGGGATCATACCCTTGCTACGCAGTGCATTAACTGCATTGTTCGCAGTGTCGTTCTGCCGGTCAGACTTTAGGATCCGCTCTGCCTCAAACATATTGGCGGTGCTGATCACCAGTCGGTTCGGACGTAGCGAAATCTTCAGACCCCGGCTATTGGTGGCATTCATGATCTGCACGCAGATATCCTCTAATGAGGCTTCTGAAAGTGCAGCACCAGTTGAAAGAATATTGCTGTAAGTACCAGTAGTCTGGGTATGCGAAGCAGATAACAGCACAATGCCATCACCGCCCGTATAGGAAGCATTGGTAGCGCGGTTATAGACGTTTGCGCCGACATTCTCCCGGGTCTGCGACATAGCAAAGGCAAGACTTGCCGAGCGCTGCATGGAAACCTCTGTATAGAGGTCATCATTCAGCTCCTCATGGGTCACGATATAACCCAGTGAGTACGCCACATTCACATAGCGCTTGGTGAAGCCCTGTTGGTGCTGGTCATAGACCGTTGTGGCACCTTCTGCCTTGATCGGAGCCAGTCCGAAGGCAGTCTGTTCCACATCCTCCTCATAGGACTTGGTGGAGCGGTCCACATCAAACAGGCCGGTATATTCAGGTGCGTATTGGTCGTAACGCGCGCCAAACCAGGCTGCCACTCCGGGCCAGAGAGCTTTTGGATGATTGCCAGTAGTGATAACGGCCATGGTTCAGACTCCCGCCCCGACTTGGGTGATATAGACCTGAGGTTGCGTACAGATAACCTCAAATATGGTTGGGTTACTGGCAGTGGAAATAACTGAAGTATTGGCAGTAACAGATCCTACCGTAGCCAGATTACCGGGATCATTCCTGACCCCAATGACCATCCAGGCCTGGGTAGTCGTTGATGTAGTGCCGTTATCCAGCACATGGGCGGAAAGCCCTGTGGTGGTAGAACCGGCACCGGCTGAGAGCTGGTACATGGTGCCTTGAATAGCTGAAGCACCGCTGACCAGCACTGCCGCATTAACAGTGGCCTCAAAGACCAGATTCGGCTCAGCAGTTGCCACCCAAACCTCGCGGTAAGTGGAAGCTGCGCCATAAATGATCTGCAGATTGGGCGTACCAACCGTAGGAATGACCGCAGTCACTACTCCAAAAGTTCGATTGGTAGCAGCACAGGCCTGCACATCATTGAGAATTGCCCCGTCAATTGGGCTGGTGGATGAAGTACCCACCATAATGACGGAATCACCGACAAATATGCCGGTTGCATAAGAAGCTAATAGGGAACAGCGCGTAACAGCACCATTCCAGAGCGCACCATTAATCAGGCGCGTAGGACGAAAGCCAATAGCAGCCATAACAAGCTCCTGCCAATAAGCAGGCAGCATCCCTTAAGAAAGGATCAACCGCCTGCCTTGTGAGTTACAGAAATAGAACCGTACTTCTGCGCGATGTTCTTGCCCGCAAATTCCTGCCGGGTAATGGCTTCGTCGATGCGGTCTGCCGCTCTATCGTCCGCCGCCTTATCCTTCAGGTGATACTCCATGGGCTGTCTCATTAACACCATGGTGTACTCACGGCCAAATTCATCGTGACCCCCAAAGCGTTCATAACGGTCATCAATACTCTGATTGCCGCCATGCACATCTCTTAAGGTCAGTTCCTCGGGTAACTCAGCACCCCTGGCTTGCTTTTTGGTTACGAAATCGTAACCGGCTGCTTTTGCTCGCTCAATCTCATCGCCCCGATTCCTGAACCAATAGTAATAGTAGTCGGGGTCTTTATGCTTTACTTCCAACTTATAGGTGAGGCCTCCGAAAGGAACACGGTCGGGCCTTTTTGCCCTTCCATCCTCACGCAGTCCTGCATCCTTCGGCGGTCTACCCAAAATTAATCCCATTCATAAAGGTTCAGATAATCCGTCTTGGTCAACTTCGGATTGGTCCGCTTAAACTCATCATAAGCATGTTTTGCATCCGGTGGCAAGTCATCGAAAGTTCGTTTGCCAAATTGCTCCGGCACTCGTCTGCCGCCAGTCTCCACCGTAGAGACGAAAGAACCATTGCCCTGCAGCTTATGCGCCCAGACTTTGCGCGCCTCCAAAGCTACTTTTTCCAGCATTGCCGGCCCTGGATTCATGCCCTCAGTGCGCAAACGAACAGCCCGAGCATCAGCCCAATCGCGCATATCGGGGTCTGATTGATACCAGGGATTAGCAGATATGAAGTCTTCAACTGGCTTTAACTGTTCGCGGGTATATTGCGCAGGTTGGCTGGGAGTAGCTTGTGGCTGCGGGAAATGCTCTAATTCCCGGCTCGCCTGCATAATCTGCCGCTCTGCTTCCTGCACGGTAGAACCATCAGATTCACTGATTGCCTGCGCCCTGCGGTTCTGTAATCGCTCGATAAGTTCTTGTTTTTCTTTTCGTTCCCGATCTATTGCGCCTTGCGCGAACTGATTGAAGCGACTGGCGGTGGACTGCAGATCAGTCAGTTGTGTCTTGAGCGCTGCCAGTTCGCCTTCCATACGGCGATTCTTGGCCTGGATAATCGGCAACACTTCTTTGCCGCGCTTGACGAATTCCTTGGCCTCCATGAAACCGTGCTTAGGCGGTTGGCCCTGCCACTCGCCTTCCGGTACCCAACCTTCTGCGCGAGCTTCAGTTTCCCAGTCGGTATCGTCCTCATCCACTTCAACGACTGCTTTATCGTGCGTCTGTTCGTTCATGTGAATTTCTCCCGCTGGGCAAATTCACTCAAGTTAAGTTCATCACTGATCTTGGCAGTGATCTGCTCATCATTGAGCAGGCGATAAGACTCGCCGTCTTCGCCTATCATGTGGATACCGCCATATTTGGCGAATAGCACCCGATCACCTACCGAAGCCCAATGTCTGGGCCATTCTTTGAAGGCGAATTCGCCAAGTGCTATGACCTGGCCGGTCGCCTGCGCCCGGTCGTGACCCTCCTTCAGTGAGTCCGGAATGACGATTCCGCCGGCCGTCTTCTGTTCTATCGGGTCTGGTTTGACCAATACCCGGTAGCCGACCGGGTAGATCCCGCTCAAATTCGTCTCGCTCATAGAATTGTTCACTCGCCTCCAGTTCTGCTGCCATTACCTCATGATCCGTCAGCAATTCAGTCATTGCAGACAGTTCAAGTATTTCGTGTTCAATGCCAATCAGGGTTTCCTGAGTGGATTGTGGATCGCCGGGAGTAAATGCCCCGGCACGCTGGCGTTCCAGCCAGTTCATACGCGCGGTAAAATGTTTAACCAGCGCTTCCGTTACCGGAGTTCTTTGCCATTCCTCGATCAGACTTGGCTCTAGCTTCATTGTCCTTATTCCTTGCCTGCATAGCGGAAACTAATACTTCTGCTTGCTTTATCGCCAGTTCCTTATCAATGGCACCAGCTTCGGCCAGTGTCTTGATAGTCTGGGCTTCATACATGGCGATCTGCGCCTCATCCACCTTGGCACGACTGAAAGCTTCCAGCGTGCGGCGCTTTTCTTCCTCGCGTTTAATCTCAAACTCTGGATTCTCGGGCGCGGGTATAGCAGTTCGCATAGCGCCACTTTGTGGATCCTGTTGCACTGGAAAGACTTCCTGGATATCGGCAATACCGGAAGCTTCCAGAATCCGCAATTCTACCTGGGTACGGTCATAACCAGGTTCGGTCATAGCGCGCTGAGCGAGTATTGCGGTCTGGCGCATCTTCTCCTCGGAGAGCGCTGCATTGGGATCAGCAGCAGGACGGATATCAGTGGGATCGCCACTATAGTCCTGTGCCAGCACCTTGATCTGCGGACCATCCATTACCTGAAAATACGCCTCTGGCGGCAGATAGCGTTTATTCAGGTCATACCACTTGCGATATTCGTCGCGGAAGGCCCGATAGAGCCGCTTGAAGATTCCGGAGAATACCGCCATGCCCTGGGTCAGCATGGACTGCATATTGTAGGCGGGAGTATTCTGCCCGACATTGCCACCCGTCATGGCTTCAGTAACGGATGCTATACGTTCCCCGTACTGAATGAGGAGGCCAAGCAATTGGAACAATACTGGCGAGGGTGCTGCTATCGGCAGCGGAACAATACTCTCCTTCAGCGTTGCACCTGCAACTTCCACTCGCTTCCATTCACCAGGTTTGAAGCGCACTGCACCGCCCTTAATACGCGCACCCTTGCCAAGAAAACCCGCCTGCATGTTGGAGAGCGTGCCGGCATCGATCAATTGATTTATGAGGGTATTGACCGACTCATTGATTGGACCTAGCAGAGCGCCAAAGCCCAGATCATAAAAGCCACCATCGGGGGCCGGAATGAACGGGAATTTGGTGAAGTACTCAGTCGCCTCAATGCGCAGTATATTGGGCGGCTGGGCCATCAGTTCATGTGCTTTACGCTGAGCAGCCTCCACCTGCGGGCCGACAATATTCTGCGGTCCCTGCAATTGCATTGCATTGCGCAGGATATCTTCTGCAGCAAGGCTCTGTTTGCTCACCACTTCCTTGAAGCGATTAACAATACGTAGAACCTTGCGGGAAGCCTGCTCAACCGTGACTACATATGGTTCTGGATAGCCGTCGCCATCGAAATCAAAATAGCAGTGCTGTTCCAAAAGCATTCTTGGCTTCTTGGTATCGGAAGCTGGCACGGTAATGCCCTGCCGTTGATCGGAGGGTTTTTCCTGCTGATCTTCCGGACCAGATATCTCCACATTGGAAAACCGACCGGCTAACTGGCGCTCGCGGATTTCCCGCTCATAGAGATAGAACACATGGGTCTTTCTCTCACAGGCTTCCAGTGAACGAGCTGAATAAGACACCACCAGATCCCAGGCGAGGACATGCTGACCATAGTTGTGTTTGGTGGAAGGATCGTAATAAGTCTTAATGAACGAACAGCCGATAATCGGCACCGTCATCAGCATGCGGTCGTGTTCTTCTTCCCAGGGTTCACATTCCTCCAGCATCTGATAGGACATGTGCTGGGCGACCCGGGTGCCGCGCGCACGCTTTAATCCTTGTGGATCCGCACCCACCACTTTGACCTTGACGATATCCGGACCCTTTAACATCGCACCATAGGCGCGTGCTGAGAATTGCAAAGTTGCAACCGTCAGCAGCGGAAACTTCACATTGCTGGCATTTTCCCAAGGGGTAGTTTTACGTTCCACCACTTGCAGGGCGAGCTTATGAGCTTCTTCATACTGCTTTTCCCAGCCCCGCCGGGATTCCTTATCCGCCTCATAGCCGGTAAGGATTTCCAGCGCTACAGCATTGGATTGATCGCGGCTGAGTTCAGCATCCAGATTCTGACTCTGCTGGAGAGTCTGGAAGGGAAGTTTGATGGATTCCAGTGCACCGGCCATGTCAGTATCCTGTCACGAGATTAGCGCCCAGCCCAAAATCAGTTTCCAGCAGCTCCTGGTATTTATCATCAGCCACTTCTTTGTCGGTGGGCGCTTCAATCTGTTCATCCAGAATATCACCCAGCCAGGCACTGGCATCTACCTGATCAAGGGTGCGCCACTTGGGGAAGTGGGTCAATTCTTCCTCATAATCGGCATACCAGTCGGCTTCCTTGTCAAAATGTACGTTACCCGCCTTGACGCGATACTGGAATGCAGTTGCCCGTGAACGCTTATCCTTACTGGGGTTTTTAGAGTCCCAGGGCAGGAAACCGCGCCTCACCATGGAGTCATTCAGGACTGGCAGCAGGGTCTTGGCAATATTCTCCTCCTCGAAGCGGAATAAAGCCGGTTGCCAGCGCTTATTGATCGCATAAATCTCATCCAGTATTGCCAGCGCATCCCAGTGGCCGCGCCGCACATCCACCACGTGCAGACCGCCTTTCTCATCTACGCCGCCGATAACGAAAGTAGTGTAGGCAGCCTTTTTCTTCTCTGATATCGCCAGATCGCAACCCACATAGAAGACCTTGCGGGCTTCGTAGTCCACGGTGGTCATCTTCAGCATATCCTGGCGGCGAAAGATCGCGGTGGAGTCATCTATAGGGTCATTCAAGTATTCCTGTCCATAGACATCGAGCATGCCCATTTCGGCAAACTCTTTGCGGATAGCCCTTAAGCGTTCCGCTGGAAAGGCCGAAGGCCAGAGGATTTCGGTCAGATCCTCATTGTGGGCACGGTATTTAACGCTCATCCAGCCGGAAGTCGGCACTTTGGAGGACATCACCAGGGAGTTTTCCTCCACTCCGGCATTGGTGAGGCGGGGCATCGTGCGCTCCAGCAGACTATCCATGTGGATAATCGTGCCGTAGAGCCGTATGAGGCCGCCAGTCTTCACAATTGGCCGCACCGCACCATAAAACCAGCGGCGAAACTTCTCGCGGCGTTCTTCATTAAGAACTATCTCGTCATCTTCAAGGTCATCGCAGAGCACCAGATCAGGACGCTTGCGATCCCATTTCAAGCCGCGCATCCGTTGGCCAGCACCTTTGGCAATCAGCCGAAACTGCTGTTTATCGGGAAATTGCACGATTAACTCAGCCTCTTTCTCCACCTTGAAGGTGAATGGGCCGAACATTTCCGCCAGGTAGTCATTGTCATGCAGTTCGGTGCGGATTTCGCCTAACTGGTCGGCTGCCAGGCTCTCATTGCTGGAAATAACCAGCACATGCTTGCTCAATTTGAACATCAGCCGGTAGAGCAGCCAGGAAAAAGTCAGCGCGGTTGATTTTGCATGCCCCCGGGGAGCGGCAATAGCCACCTGCGGGTAGTCGGACTCGCAGAGCTTCCACAATTCCATGTGAAAAGCCGGAATCGGTCGCGGCTCATCGAAGCGGTGGGCGAGAAGCCCGGCAGTAAAGCCCAAGATTGCATCGGTATCCATCTGCGGCGCATTCTAGCGCTACTTGCCTGCCGGAGATTTACCCATGGCCGCTACTGACGGAACTGATATTAGCAATAGTACCGCTACTGCCACTGCTTCCAACTACGAAGTCTGCCAGCGCACCGGATTTCGGGTCAAAACCGGTCGATTGCGTAAAGAGTGGACCGGCACATTGGTGCGCGAGGCCTCCCACGAGCATAGACACCCACTGGATCTGCTGAAGCTAAAGGCAGAAATAACCTCCACTGCGCTGCGCAATCCCGAACCCACAGATGTATTCGTAGAATCCGCCTATCCCAGTGGGGTCAGCCAGAGCAATCTGTGACCAATTACACCGCCGCCTCACCGATTGTTGCCCCGACCTACCGCCTGGCGCGGGGTCCGTTCTTAATTATCTACAATTCCGCCGCAGCGCTCGGGGTAGGCACTGCCAACTGGTCCTACCAGGTTGCCGCCTGGTACCTGACCGCCCGGCAGATTACCGGCACACTCTATGGAAT